GAGTAATCTGGTTTATATTAGGCCGGTAGCCTAAGCAAAGTTTATCGTTAAATGTTGTATTTATTATTTGGCTTTAATCTAACATTAAATAATAATTGGAGGTGTAATTTGTGAAGATAATCAGCAAAGAGACAATGCTTGATAAACGGCGCAGCGGGACTGTGGAACAAAAGGTTATTTATATCGCTCCTTCGGGAGAAATGCGGACCGTTACCAAGCGGATAGTCAACGGTGAAATGGAAATTATGGAACTTACCAGGCCGGTTGGGGAAATGATCGTCACTCCGGCTGGGTTGGAAAACATTGTCCAAAAAACCGTTATTGACTTAGAACTGGGCCGGGAGTCGGTCCCGCTCCTGTATAAACCGATTTACCGTCCGATGGAAGATCCCAATTTTTCGAATCCCGTTGATGTAAAAGGATTCGCCTATGCCACCGTTGTTTTCTTGGAAACGATGGAAGGCGAAACGGTTAAAATGGGCAGTTACACTGTCGGCGACAAGGCTGCATGTCCGATTGTGACCTATTCCGGAGGTTTGGAATGGACCGAAGACATGGTCGAATACAATCAAACCTGGGCAATGTCCGAGGCCAGCCGGAGCATGGGCGAAGCTTACAACATGAAGCTGAACCATATTCACTTCGCGCCGATTCTTGAATTTAATTATGCGGCCAAAAACAAAACCGGAGCGGTGAATAATCCCCAACATGACTATATAGTCAATTTACGGAATACCATTAAAGCAGGGTTAGTCCATGCCAGTCAGGACAAAATTACCGGCACTAAGTCAAAGCGTAATCCGACCATTCTGCTCGCACATTCTTCAAAGCGTTGGGACATTGAAGAATGCTTACAGCGGATGACGATTAATGGAACTATTCATCCGGCCATCAGCCAGATCAGCACCTTGATCTTCTACGATGGCGACAGCATCACTGTCGGCGGGAAGACCTATACCTATCCCGGAGTAGATCCGGACAAAGCCTACCTGATCGATGGGCAGAAGTATTTTCGTGAATTGGTCAAACACGATCTCCGGGTTGACGCAACTGGGGCCGACTTGAAAAAGTTAGTAGCCAACGCTATTGTCGGACGGTCACGCCGTGGCGTTTACGCCGCTCCGGCAAATGCCGTGGAAGAATTAACCTTGCCGTAAAGGTAACAGCGCATTAGTAAGAAAAGCATCTGGCGCCATCTTGGCGCCGGGTGCTTTTTAGAAATTTGTTTGAAAGGTCTGTTTTTTATATGGCTAAAGTTGGAGACAAAATTGAAGTTATCAACGGGCATCACAAAGGTAAAAAGGGATTTATAAGGGTTATCGGCAGTGAAAGAGATATTTCGTCTCATTTATCTTTACTATTATCAAATCGGGTAGTTTATGAATGCGCTCCCGAACTCATTTTTGGAAACGACAATCCGGATACGGCAGTTCCCTTCACTGTATATGACGGTGAATTTGTCGTATTAAATAAATCATGATTTGAAGGTGAAACCATGACCCCGACAGTTGAATTAAGAATCAGACTCCGAAAGCTCTTAAATGAAAAGATCCCGACAGACGGTACCGAAGCCGACACCAACTTTCTCGATAGCGAATTGGATCAACTATTGGTGGACGCGACTTCCGTTTACGGAGCGGCGGCGACCGGCTGGACTGAAAAGGCCGCTCTCCTCCAGGGGCGGATTGAGAGTTACAGCGTCGGCCAGGAAAAGTATGATATGACCTCATTAAAGGATCAGCTTACTCATGCCCTGTCAATGGCCGAACAGTATCAAAACATGGCAAAGACTAAAAGCGGCGCTAGTGTTATTTTAAATATCAAACCTCCGGAGGTACTTTAATGGACCCGGTTGCAGCCAGACGAAAAAATGTAGCTTTTGTTATCAATCAAAACCCAACAGAGATATTTATTAACCGGACAGAAAAAATAAAGTCCGGAGGCGGGTTTGAGGAGAAAACAACTATCCTTAATCCGATTACGGTCCGCATTTTCATGCAGGCCACCAGAGATCCGCAAATAATCTCCTCTCTTCCCGGCACCAAACAAGTCGATAAAAAGTGGGGACTACTGGCCGACTATTTGGCCGACATCAAAGAGGGACCAAATGTGCGGGATGAATTTGACGCTCCGGAAGGGCATTTTGTGGTGAAAGCGGTTTCCCCGCAGTACGTTCGGGAACAACTAGTCGCGTTACAATGTGACTTGGAGAAGGTGACCTAGATGGCATTTAGTGACGGTCCGATTAATGCAATTGACCGCCGTAAGGCGACAACCCGCTTTCTTCTTGAAAATTGGGCCGGGAACCTTGAGGGGCAGACAAAAACCGGCGCGCCATGGCGGGACCAAACAAGTCACGCCCGACAGGGATTACGAGGAGGAGTTGAACAAGATGGCGATACGTTAATCCTTTTTTTGGCGCACAGTGTGGAATATGGCATTTGGCTTGAGATAGCATGTAAAAAGAAAGAAAAACGCGGGACCGACGATCCCGGACCTTACGCGATTATTATCCCGACTTTAGAGAAAAATCTTCCACAAATCAAACAATCAATACTTGATTTGTGGAGCTAATTTAAATAAAGCAGGTGATAGATATGGTAACGTTACTGGCGCAAACAGTAACCAAGGAAGGATTGGAGGTTGTCTTCTCTCCAGCCAACGCTGAGGGGAACAAGTTTGCCAACAATGGCGACACTGAGGTACGGATTAAGAACGATTCCGACGCGGCGATAACTGTAACTATCAAAAGCCAAAAGCCTGTAATCGCGGTTTTGACCATGACATGGAAGTGATTATTCCGGCTCATGCTGAGCGCAGTGTCGGAAACTTGGAACCGGCTTGGTTTAATAACAACCAAGGTCAGGTTGAAATGTTATTTAGCGATGTAACAGGGGTAACAGTGGCTGTGGTCCAAAATTAAAGCTGGGAGATAAAAATGAGAGACGCAATCAGGCGGCAGCTCCTTGATAAAATACCGGAAATAAATGACCGTTGCTTGGAGCCTCATGCCGCCGACAAAGACACTAAAAAACCATATATAGTTGTCCGTTTTGGCGCTGAAAACGAGGACACTCCTTGGACTGGGTTCCGCCGCATCATTGAGATCTGGCCTAATAATAGCTGGACAAAATTCAAATCTATCGACAATCTGTCGGAAAAGATTAAGGCCGCTTTACACAACCAACTTTTGACCACCGAATCCGGAGAGGTTTTTACTTGCGTTTATATCGGTGTGGTGGGCAATGATGCCATTGATCAGGACTGGGATATCATTACTAGAGGCATTCGTTTTGCAATACTAGCGCTACAGCCGGTTGGCGTTGTCGAGACGCTCCCAAATGATCCTTGGCTAGAATCTTTGAGCGCATGGACCAAAAGTTTACTCGGGGACGATTGGCATATATATCAAAATGTTTGGCCGGTCGGGTACCGAAGACCGTCCGTTCTTTGGCGTGTATCGAATGTAAAAGTAATATCCCGCAGCGCCGCTTTTTTTGAAGTTCAAAAGCAAATTATAGGACATGTGCAAGGGCTAACACCCAATGAGCAATATGCCGTCACTCTACAGATTGTTCAAGAACTAGGCAGCGCGGTCAAAATTATCCACGATGGGGTTAATAAACGGTATTTAACTATATCAAACCCGTCTGCCGACTTTAAAGCCATGGATGTACTTAAAAATGGTCAAATTTCGCTGGCATTGAGTAGTTTGACCAATAAACCGGTTGAGGATACTTCCCCATTAATTAACAATATTAATATCAAAGGTGAGGTGAATTAAATGCCAAAAGTGGAGACTGAAAAAAACAAAAACGCCGGCGCTCAAAATCCAACCTATCCCCTATCCGAATTGTTGGCCCAAAGCCAGGCACTTTTTGGATGCAACCCGGAAGTAATCCGGGGCGCGTTGACCGGCGTCTCGCAGACCGATTTTACCGTCGAGGAGCTTAAAAAGCGAATCGATAATTTTCAAAAAAGGAGAGTGACTAACTAATGGCGGGAGGTACATGGAACGGCACCGATTTACCGGTACTACCGGGTTTTTATTTAAACTTTGAAGCGGCTGCGCTTGCCAGCATTCAACCGGGAGCCCGCGGCGTGGTGGTCCTTCCTGTTAGGGCCCATTGGGGGCCGGTGCGGGAATTTAAAACCATCACCAGCGAGACTGATATAACCAAAATTTACACCGATGACGAAACCGCCGGAGCCAATGCCAAAAAGACTATCCGTATGGCATTACTTGGCGGCGCTAAAAAGGTATTATCATATCGTTTGGCCGATACTAACGCACTACCAGCGGAGATTACCTTACAGGATACAACACCTGATGAACCGATCGATGTCTTGAAACTTGAAACCTTCTATCCAACGACCAGAAGTTTTAAGGTGACGGTTCAAGATAATATTTTAGACGGTACCAAAAAAGACATCAAGTTTTTTGACGGCTCTACTTTGCTCCGGACCATCACTTTTACCAGTGGTACCATCCAAGCGGTTGTTGATGCAATTAATGCCGATACCGGCAACGAATGGTTAAAAGCCACCAAACTAGCTGATGGCAATGGAACTCTTGCTAATGTCAGCAATCAATCTTTAAGTGGCGGAAACTCTGGGCTGGAGAATATTTTAGCTGCCGATTATACCGCGTTTTTAAGCGCCGCAGAGACCCAGGAATTTAATCTGTTATCATTAGACGGCGTTTATGATGAAACAATTCAAACCAGTGTAAAAGCTTGGGTAGAAAGAGTTCGAAGCGAAGGTAAAGGAATCATGGCGGTTTTAGGAGGTTCGGCTGCGGATGATACTGCTATCGACGCAGTTACAAAAGCAACCACCCGTAGCTCAGGGATTAACTATGAAGGAATAATCAATGTCGGCGTTGGCGGTCGTTTGGATGGAACTGATTACTCCAGCGCACAAATCGCGCCATACGTCGCCGGTCTTATTGGAGGTCAAAAGCTCTCAGAATCCACCACATATGCGTCCACCCCGTTTGATGACGTAACCAGGAGATGGTCCAGATTTGAGCAAGAGCGAGCCATCCAAAACGGTGTTTTTTTATTGATCCATGATGGGGAAAAAGTCAAGGTTTTAAGCGGAGTGAACTCTTTGATAACTCTCCGGCAAGGTCAGAATAAATCATGGAAAAAAATCCGGACCATCAGAGTTATGGATGCCTTTAACGCTGACCTACTTAAAGCGGCGGAAGATAATTACATCGGTAAAATCAACAATACCGAAGAAGGCCGCCTGGCGCTTTTAGGGGCATTTAAGCAATATATGGAGGTCCATGTTCAGTCCGGTACCATCGAAGCGGACGGTTGGGATGTATATCTTGATCCGGTTTATTATGGGCCAAACGCTACACTCATTCCGGAGCCGGATCGGGTTTACCCGATATGGACCGCCCGGTTGACCGATACCATGGATCAAATCTTCGGTAGGTTTATCGTACAATAAACCTACCTTACTATTTATTTTCTACATAGTTGTCCGCGTCAACATCCTGTTGACCCAAGCGAATTTATGAAATAAGTTGACGTGGTTCAAAAAGCAGCTATGACATTTTCTAGAGTAGCAAAACATTTCATACGGATTATACGGAGGTGAATCTAGTGTTAGATCCCAGCAGGATTTGTAATGGCAGTTATGGCTATGCCTATATTAACGGCGAATGGCAAACCAATATCAACCATCTCGATGCATCGGTTGAAAACCAAAAACGGGAGTTAAATTTATCCGGCAGCGATTGGGTCAAACATAAAAAAGGACCGCGTAAAGGTACCGGGACTATGTCCGGGTTTAAAGTCACCAGCGAGATGATTCTTAGAGGTTTTTCGCGGTTTGAAATCATATCTAAAATTGCTGATCCGGAAGCATATGGACATGAACGGGTCCGCTTACAGAATGTCATGGTTGACCGTATTCAGTTGGCCAACTGGACCGCCGGTGAGGAAATCACCGAAGAGACCCCTTTTACCTTCGAGGGATATGAACTTTTGGACCCAATTCTTCGCGGATAGATTTTTAAAAAAGGAGGACAACCATATGGAAAACGAAGGGAAAAAAACCGGAATGATTGATTTTGAAGAACTGACTGAAGAACAAATTCTTCAAAAATTGCTTGATCCGGAGAAAGACGATCTCCCACAAAAAAACATCCTTGTCAAACGTCTAAATTTGCCGATTACCCTAAAAGCGGTAGAAGAACTTGAGCTTGAGCAATTACGAAAGCAATGTACTCAGAAAAAAGGCAAAGAAGAGATTTTTGACCAAGAACGGTACGGATATTTAATCATTGTGGCAGGTACCGTCAAACCTAATTGGGGCGATCCGCGTTTATTGGAAAAGTATAAAGCAAGCGGCCCAGAACAAGTTGTTCGTCGAATCTTGCTGCCTGGCGAAGCTTTGCAAATTGGAGATGAAATTTTAAATTTATCCGGTTATGGTGAGGATGCAATTGAAGAAATAAAAAAGTAATTAAAGCCGGTGGCATGGCTGGAACTCTTTATTATATGTTTTCTCAACATCATATTTTACCCGGAGAGTTTAGACGGTTACCTGTGGGTGAACGTCTATTTTTAATGGCCTGCGCTGAGCTTGAGATTGAACAAAATCCGAAAGGAGGTTGTCCATTGTGGCAGAGCATGAATTTTACCGTCAAGAAATAGTTATTGATGTTACCGGAGATGAACAAGCAAAAGGAAAGCTTAAAGCGATGGACAACTACCTTGAACGGACCTCCGCCCGTGCCCGGAAGTTAGATAAGGCTAGAGTTAGTCCGACAGTTAGTATGAATGATAAAATCAGTGGTCGATTAAACACAACCATGGCTAATTTACGGAAATTAACTCAAAAAGGCTGGAAAATCACTTTAAGCGTTAAGGATAATATCACCAATAAACTTAGTAAAATCCGGGGAAAAATTTGGTCAATGACCAAACAGATCGCCACCTCTCCCTTGACTATGCTGGGAGTCGGCGGTGGAATAGCCGGAATAACTGGTCATTCGCTGGGTCTGGCTGGAGAAAAGGAAGGGGCATTGCTCGGTTATGAAACAATGCTGGGCGGCATGGAAAAAGCGTTGGAATTTCAACGAAAATCAGAACACTTTGCGTTGAAGACACCTTTTGAAATGCCCCAACTTCGTGACGCTACCAAACTGCTTTTGGCATATCAGTTTGAAGCGGAAAAAGTATTACCTTATATGAGGATTATTGGTGATACAACCTCCGGCCTTAATGCCGGTGCGGAAGGTATTTCAGCTATAGTAAGGGCACTCGGACAGATGAAACAGACCGGCAGGGTTAACGCTCAGGATATGATGCAGTTGACCAATGTCGGTGTAGCCGACTGGCAGATACTTGCCGATAAGATGGGAAAATCTGTGGCCGAAATAAGAGATATGTCCGAAAAAGGGTTGATTCCCGCCCATAAAGCCATTGAGATGTTGCTTGACGGCATGGATAAGGGAACCAAAAACGTCCGGGGATTTGGAGGGTTGATGGATAAACAGTCTAAGACGTTATTTGGAATGTGGTCTAATATTAAGGACTTTTTCAACCAGCGGATTTTTACCAAGTTTGGTGAAGGGTTAAGCAGCGGGTTTGGGCCTGGGATGCAACGATTCCTTGATAAGCTTGACCGGAGTGAAGGTACGCTAAAAAAAGTGGAAGATATTATTTTTAACACTGGGCGGCTTATATCCACTAAATTAGTTGGAGCTATGGAAAAAGCGTATCGTTGGGTGGAAAAATTATCTTCGGATACGGCATTTAGAAACATGGATTTTGCTGGCAAGCTATCGTATATTTTATCACACGGAATCGCTAAAATTACGCCTATTGTAACTAAAGCTGGGATACAAATAGGATTTACGCTAGCAAAAGGAATTGTTGATGGAGTTTTACAAGCTGCTGCTGAAGATCCGAAAATAGCTTCTATTCTTGGCCTTTTAATTCCCGGTCCTATATTTTTAAAAGGAGCTGCCGCAGTCGCTTTTCCGGCAGCCTCAATTATAGGAAAGAAGGCAAATGAATTACATGAAAAAGCCATATATAACACTCCAACCGGGGCATTAATGGAGTTTATTCAAAAAAAAGAAAGTGGCGAATCAGTTTATGTGGGCGGAACAACGATGTCGGCGAAAAAACACGCGCTTGGAGGGATCTTTAATCGGCCACATCTGGGTATGTTTGCCGAGGATGGCGCTGAAGGTATTATACCATTAAGTCCAAAATATCGGAGTAAGGCAATAGGGTTGTATGCTCAAGTTGGAAAACTACTCGGCATCTCTCAGTTTGCTGCGGGTGGATTTACCGGAGGACTTGCCGGAGCCGGTGGCGGTGTAAATTTTGATATCGATATATCCGGTATTAACATTCTATGGAACAATAATGTTAATGAAGAAGTATTGGCCATGAAAATTGGGAAAATGTTTGTTAAAAAGGTCAAAGAAAAAATTGAAAACAGCCCTTGATTTTTTTATTTAAAAGGTGTTTAAATTAGGTTTTAAAAGGTTAAAAATAACTTTAAAAGGAGTGTCAAAACGATGCTCCTTTTAAAGTTACTTTACGAGGTGGCGCTGATGAACGATTTTGAAATTATACTTTTAGATCCCTATTTCGATTCTCAGAAAACACCGTCCAATATTTTATGGCTGCCTGTAATGCCTGAAGAAATTATTATTCAGACCGATCGGAAGTATGAGACCATAGATTTATTGAATATCGGCGAAGTGGATTTTACAGGCGGGCAACGAATCCAACAGATAGAATTTTCATCTTTTTTCCCGGCTGAATATGATCCATCCTATTGCCAGTACCCGGAAATACCGGACCCGCTCGAAGCTTTCAATTTATTAAACTCACTAACAATGCGGGAGTTGCCAATCCAACTAATCATCTGCGGCGCTGATATAAATATGTTGGTCACAATGTCCTTTAACCGGCAATATCATCGTGGAGGGGAACCAGGTGATATCTATTTTGATCTCACCTTTCGATCCTGGCGTGATATTAAAATTTTAGCTGAAAGTACTGCTGAATATCAAACTGGGGAATCCCTAAACCAGCGAGTTGATTTTAAACAAACATCAAAAACCTATACAGTCAAAGAAGGAGATTGTCTTTGGTATATTGCCAAACGCGAATTGGGATCATCGTCACGCTGGGAAGAAATATATAACTTGAATCCAAATCCAAATACGATTGGGCCCGATCCTAATTTGATTTATCCTGGGCAACGGTTGGTGATGCCGACATGAACGGATATGATCTCATTTTAGTTGATGGCGGCACTAAGTATCATTTAAAAGAGACTTTAAAAAGTTTAACTCTTGAAGATGATTTAAACGAAATTGCTTATAGAGCTTATGCTTCTATTATATACTTACCTGATATTACCATATATGAAGGGCAAGAAGCGGCAATTATTGGGCCTCAAGATGAAGAGCTATTAAAGCCTGGAGTTATATGGGGTATTGAACGTAACAATGCAAAAACACAAGATCTATCGATTACAATTTATGATCGTAGTATATATCTAAAATCCGAAGATGAATATGTCTTTCCGGAAGGCCAGACAGCAACCCAACGCCTACAACAATATGCAAAAGATTGGAATATTCCGCTTGGGGAAATCCCTGACACTAAGATCCCTTTGGCTAAATCGGTCTATCGTGCGCAGTCAATATATTCCATGATCTTCAGTGATCTAAAAGAAACGGCCAAAAAGGGCGGCACAATGTACCGGCCTAAGATAACCGATAAGGGATTGGAACTTATAACGCTTGGGTCTAATTCGACGGTTTGGGCGTTTAAAACAGGACAAAACATTGAGGATTATGCTGAAATTAGCTCTCTTGACACTGTAGTGACTCAAGTAAAAGTTTTAGGTAGTGCCTTAGATAATGAACGCTCACCAGTTTTGGCTATATTAAAAGGCGATACCGGTAAATATGGAACTCTACAACGAGTTCTAATGGATGAAAAAATTACAACCGTTGGTGAAGCCAAAACCAAAGGACAAAAAGCGTTACGCGATCTTCAAAAAAGCTATTTAATTAACACTATCGATATTCCTCCCATCCGCGCCGGGGATAAAATTAAACTTGATGATGTTGATTTAATCGTGATTACAGTCACCCATAATTGTGGTACACCCGGACGGATTAGTATGCGGGCCGCTAATATCGATTATATCAGGCAAGAATACTATATTGATATTTAAGGAGTAAAAATGTCAGATCCCTTTAAAGAACTGGTTTTATTATTAGAAAGGCAAACTAATAAAAACGCCAAAGCCTTAGCCCTTCAAACCGAAAGTGTTTTAGGCACTATTACTGATAACGGTCTAAAGCTGGATTATTTTAAACATGTTATCAAGGATTATCTGGTTGCTGATTGGGTTTTTGATGGTGAAATAGAAGGCTCTTTAGAGATACCGGCTCATGATAAAACTGGTTCAGTTATTCTCCCTTCTATCCCGACTATGTCCGATAGTCCGACCACGCCCGGACAGTACATGGTAACCTATAAATTTGACGATTGGAAATTTACAGCGTCAAATGAAAAAAAAATTAAGATTGAAAAAATAAAGCTTCATTTTAAACCGCAATTACAACCAGGAGATCGGGTATTAGCTATTCCTGTTAATAATGGCCGGGATTTTGTAGTTATTTCAAAGGTGGTGTCTAACTGATGCCGGATTTATTTCCTGAAACTACTTCATTTTCAAGCGATTCAAAGACAAATAATGTTACTACCCGGATTAACTTTGGTAAATCATTTAAATTTGACTTTGAGACCGGCGATTTTGTAATTACTCCTTCCGGTAAATTTATTACTACTGAACACGTGGAGGCTTGGGTCGAGTGGTGCAAAAAAGCCCTGATGACTACTAGATATCGGTTTTTAGCATATAGCCGTAATTATGGACAGGAATTTGAATCTTTAGTCGGAAAAGGGTTAACACGAAAAGCAATTGAAAGCGAGATAAAACGGATGACAAAGGACTGCCTTATGGCTGACCCTCGTACTGACGAAGTGAAAAACTTTACGTTTGATTGGCAAAGTTCCGATGCAGTTTTATTCACTTGTGAAATATATAATGTTTTGCGCGAAAGCGCAAAAATAAAAGGAAGCGCGGTGATTAGCTGATGAGTTCGATCCCTGATTACTTAATAGGACAAACAGAAGAAATTATCAGACAACGAATGTTGGATTCACTCCCTTCCGATCTTGATAAAACTGAAGGGAGTTATTTATGGGACCCTATTGCGGCTACGGCGATGGAATTATTTTTTGTATCGATTATGGCAAATGACCTCCTAAAAAAAGGTTTTGCGAGTACCGCAGCCAGTAAGATTTCAGGGTTTAGATCGCCATATTTAACATTGAGAGCTGAAGAACATGGGGTTTTTAGACGTGACGCGGTGAAAGCAGCAGCGATTAATGGCCTAAAAATCACAGGCACTCCCGGTGTTATTGTACCGGCAGGGTTTAAAATTGCAACTCCTGCTGATAATGCCACTAATACACCTTCGGTTGAATTTGTTACTACAAATGAATGTATTTTAGATGGTCAGGGTATTGGTTACGCCAACATTGAAGCCGTTGACGGCGGAGTATCGGGAAATGTCGGAGCGGGAGCAATTAGTATTATTGTTTCTGATTTAAATGGAGTAACTAGTGTGACAAATCCGGAACCAATAACAGGCGGGTTGGATATTGAGGATGATTTGTCACTGCTTACCCGCTATTTACAACGGGTACGGAACCCGTCTTCCAGCGGCAATCGGGCAGACTATATCGCCTGGGCGTTAGAGGTGCCCGGAGTTGGAGCGGTGTCTGTCATCCCGGTCCGGGATGGCCCCGGTACTGTTAGTGTAGCCATTTTAAATTCAAATATGGAACCGGCTGACCAAAATCTAATAGATATAGTCCAAAACTATATTGCTCCGCCTTGGATTCTAACAAAAGACGCTGAAGAAATGAGTCTCGGAGATCTGGGAGTTTCAATTGATGAAACCCTTGAGGATGATGCATATAACAGCGTAAAAATGGTTTATAACGCAACCGGTAACGGCACAATCACCCATGAGTTGGATACATTTCTCCCCCAGCTTGGAATTTGGCAGGCTAGGGTAAGTGTAAAGGCCGACCAAATTACCGGAGAAACCAATTTACTACAAATAGGAGTATATAATACATCAGCCGGAGCCTGGTGTAAGGACCGGCCTTTTGGGTCGGCTGACGCCGTTATTACTTTAAAAGGCGTGGATTTACACGAATCGTTTCAAAAACACAATGTCGAGTTTTATTGGAATGGGCAGGACCACATTGAACTTCGAATTAGCCGTCTGACATCCGATGGGGCCACCACGTTATGGGTTGACCAGGTAACCTACATTTCCACTTTTTCTAAGGACACCGGGGACGGAAAAGCACCCATCGGAGCGAGGGTGACGGTCGAAGCGGCCACAGCTGTTATGATTAACATATCCGCGACTTTAGAGTTAGTTGAAGGATATAACGCTAATAGCGTAAAAAGCGCCGTAACTGAAAATATACGGGCCTATATCAAATCCCTCGCTTTTGTTGAAAACGATAATGATGTTCGTTATGTCCGGATCGGCGAAGCGATTTTAGATACACCTGGTGTCTACGATTTTTCAAATCTTTTAGTAAATGACGGAACGGTTAATATTCCTATCGGCCCCCAAGAAGTGGCCATCCTCGGGGTGGTGAATTTGACAGTATGAACGAATATCCTATAACCAGTACAAGAGGGCAGTTATTACTATCATATTTACCTCTATATTATTATGCCAGCCGAGTTATGCGGGTTATTTTTCAGTCAATCGGCGAGGAATTAGATGATGCTAGAGAGGCCATTCGGGCTGTTTTTAAGCAGTTTTATGTTGATACCGCCGATGAATGGGGAATAAAAATCTGGGAACGAGAATTGGAATTGCCTCCCGGGGATTTAGAGACCGTCGACGAAAGGCGACAACGGATCAAAGCCAGATTAAGAGGTAACGGTACAGCAACAATAAAAGCCATCAAAGCCGCTGCTGAGGCATATGATAAGGGTTCAATCGATGTAGCGGTAGATTATTCACAATATACGGTTATACGATTTGTTGACACGACCGGAGTACCGTCAAATCTGGAAGATTTAAAGTTGATTGTCCGGGAAATGGTCCCGGCCCATTTGGCACTCAGCTACGAGCAGAACTACTTTTTATGGGATGACCTTGATGGACTTAACATTACCTGGGATGAGTTTGACGCGCTCGACTTATCTTGGGATGAATTGGAGGTATATAAATAATGCCGGATTTAACTGCAAAATTAGGATTAGAATTGCCTAAAGGGAATGAAACAGTTAATAGAGAAGCGTATAACCGTAATATTACTCTTATTGACCAAAAAGCTGCCGCTCAGTCTCAAGTTGATGAACCATTTAACCTTTTAAATGCCGTTTATGATACAGTCGGAAACAAGATTGACATTACTTTTGGACCGGGACGAGTTACGTTTTTAGATATTTTGGTGGCTAAGACCGGAAACTCAACTTATTCAATTGAGGCTCCTCAGAGTAATACATCCTATTATATTTATATTAAAAACGATGGTAGCTTCACTCACAATACAACCGCCGAAAATATTGCCGGAGCCGCTTTAATTTGGAAGGTTGCTACCGGTAGCCCGGTAAGTTATATTAGTATTGAAGACAGACGAGGGAGATTATCCGGAACGGATGCCCAAGCTGTGATTGACTATGTGAATGCCAGAATAACATCCAGTGATCCCCTTGGGGTGCCAAAGCCTTATTTTAGTAATATTCTACCGGAGTTTTATCTGTGGTGTGACGGGAAAACTATCGGAGATGGCTTATCCGGAGCGACCGCCAGGGCGAATGCGGATGTTCATGATTTGTTTATAGCTTTGTGGTCGGCTACGGGTCTAAAAATCTATGAATCAACGGGAGCGTTATCTGCTCGGGGTGCGAGCGCGGAAGCCGATTGGGCGTCGCATAAGAGGTTGGAGTTACCTAAACTGAATGGTAGGACACTGATCGGGTGTGATAATCTCGGAGATACTCCGGCGGATGTGGTGAGAGATGCTAATGCGGATGTTATTGGCGGCACTGGAGGAACAGAAAAACATACTTTAAGTGTTAACGAATTACCTTCTCATAATCATACTTTAAAAAGTGCTACACCTAGTTATAACGCTAATATGAGGCATGATAGTGGCGATTGGACTTTAGCTAATAATGCCAGAACTGATGGAAATACTACAAATTCTACCGGAGGCGGGCAGGCGCATAACAATATGCAGCCCTGGATCGCTGCCAATTGGATTATTCGGTATTAAATTATGCATTTTAAAGGAGCGGTATTATCCGCTCCTTAATAATCAAATTGTCCATTTGTATCAGACAAAAATTGCACGCTATTATACGTATGTTCGCCGCAATATCCTGTTGGCCAAATTTTGCAGTATCTTCCACTTGATGTTTTGATGACATATATTTTATTATACATAAAAGCTGTTAATGGAGTGTCCGCAAGATAATCTCCAATAGGCGCGGTAAAAATAAGGGATAAATGGGTATTATCAATAACTTGATATCCATATTTAGCTTGAAAATTATTTATGTCAAGGATGCCATCCCCATCTAAATCCATTCCGGGTAAATTAATAGGTTGGAAACGGTAAATCCGCACAGGTATAATTAGTGTTTCGTTGTTATATGTAGCGGTCACGTTATAAATGCCTCGTTTTTTTGCAACAAAGGATGGCACAATAAAACCGTTACCATTTAAATCATATTCTGTAATTTCACCATCTGATGAATCACAAATACAAGTTGAATTAACTAACGTATCATCGTAATAAGTAAATATTAGAAGATATCCCCCCATTTCGCCAGCATCATCGAGAGAAGAAAACGGTGGTATTTCAGAACCGTTGTACATCGATGAATTTTCATCATCATTAAATGAAATAAAAGTCGATGCTGGCTTTACGCGATCTGACGCACTAGACATACCATTAGACCACTTGTAATAATATCGATTTTTTGTAACGGGTTTGTCGGTTTTTTTATTACTGCCGCCACTACATCCAACAATTGTAATAACTAACTCAACTTTCGCAGCTAAGATTAGGCAGATAAAGCTTGATATAATTGGGCAAACCGGCAAACCAATTACGGAGTTGACAATCAATAAATTTTTTGATTTTCTTGCTAGCAGCATTCGAA